GATCAAGGCCCAGACCGCTGAGAATCGTATCGGTACTCACATCCAACTGCTGCAAAATCAAGGCTTCTTGCGCGGCGGCGATGTCATCCACCGGAAGTAAAGATTGCCAGTGCAGGCCAATCTTATAGGTCTCGAACTGCGCCACCGGGATGATGCCGCCAAGCACGAGCGCCGCACGCGATACCTCGCGAATAAGGCTGCCATAGAGGCGTTGCTTCTGGATCGTCTTCTCTAGAAGCGGTTGGTAATACACTTTGAGGGCCACGCCCGAGACGCTGCCTTTGGGTTCATCGGTGCCGAGCGCAATGCCTGGCACCCGACTCTGTTCGTTCATGCTTGAGCGGATGTCGCCGGCAAAATCCCGTGAGCTTTGCAGGTTGCTCTGCATTTCGAGATTCATCATCTTGGAATCAGGTGACGGCAAACACAAGACGTCATCAACGGCGACTTCGATCTGCGCGGCCCGCACGCCGGTGGCGATCGTCTTGGGATGGCCGTGAAACTTGATGATTTGCTGGGTATTACTCTGGGTGAAGTTGAGCGCCTTATTCTGGTCAATCAGCTCGGGCGGCAGATCCGTGAATCCCCATGCCTCGTTGGGGTTCGGCAGGTTCTGGTTCGTGGTGATGGGCGCAAAGGGATAGGGCCAGTCCATGACGTCGCCCACTTGCTGCCAGGTGTTCTGGCCATCCATACTGCGACGCTGATAATTCGTGATGGTCCAGGTATCCTGTGGGTCGTTGTTGCCCCATAGTTCGACGCTTTGCCCGACGTCCACACGGGTGATGATTTGCCGCTTTTGCAGATCGCCGCCGCCTGGGTACTCGATGATGAACGCGAGGATCACGTCGCAGTCCTCGGGATCGGTGACCATGCGGAGCAGCATCGGGTCCAGGTTGACCAGGCGCGGAAACGTTTTGCCAGACGCCGCCGGGACAAGCTTCACGAAGTATTGCCCACACACGCCGCCGTTGGTCGCAATCTTGGCGAGCAAGGTCATCTTCTTGTCGTCGTCTTGCCAGAGCCCGTCCAGAAAGTCCTGGCAAGGGGTCGTGTCTTTGCCCACTTCGTCGGTCGCCACGATTTTGACGACTTGCCCAAAGAGAAACGAGACGCCTTTGTCCACGATCGGCGCGCAGCGGTTGCTGATCACGTTGGGGTCCTGGTCTTTTTTCACTTTGAGCGGGCGCGGAAACTTGCCCCTGTACGCTTTCCAGGCTTCGCGCAGCTCTCGTTTGCGCTCGACGTCGGCCTGTGGGATCGGGGCCTGCGCCAGGCTCGTGGGCTGGCTTTGTTGTTGGGTGAGCATTGGCATCATCATCGGGTCGCCTCTTCCTTGCTGTTGCGCTGTAACGAAAACCACTGACCCAGGCAGCGCAGGGAACAAAAGTGCCACGCCTCGTGCAGTTGCGTATCGCCGCGAACCACGGAAAACCAGGTATCTGGTAACTTCCATTCATGCGGGCGTTGCAGAGGATCGTAGTGAAGCTGCTCGTTGCATGGCTCACTATCGCATCTCACGCAGGTTGTGACTGACATAGACGTTAACTCCAAATATCTTTGTAGACACTGCCGCCGCCAGGCTGCAAATCGGACGCGCAGAGATAGCGATCCGTGTCCATTCCATGGTCATTGTCTTTGACCGGTTCTTCCTTCGCGCCCACACCGCCGCCTTGTTTCCAGACGTAGCAATCATGCTCTTCCACTGTACACGTCGGCTTCTTGGCTTTGGCCAGCACGGGATCGCGCTCTACCAGGCAGTCCTCAAAGTAGAGCAGGCGGGGCCGGCCATCGCCCGCCGGACGCAGCCGCAGCGCCGTCGCCTGGATGCCTTCAGAGACGGCTTTGTGGGCCGCTGTGGTATAGAGGCCGGTGTACTTCTCAAAGACCTTGCGCCCCTCGGCGTCATGATCGGCGAAGACTTCGCGCGGCAACGGATCGCCACCGGGCTGCCCAAAGCGGGACAACTCTTTGACTTGCTTGGCATGATCCTCCACCAGGCGCTGCGTCATGTAGATCTCGCGGTAGCAGATATAGCGGCCGTCGTCGTCCATCGCATACCACTTGCACACGAACGGGTGCGTAAAACCAAAGTCGAGGCTCATATAGCGTGGCCAGGACGCCGGGATAGGAAAGCGCTTAATAACATTGCGTGCGCGATCATAGGAGCCTTCGTAGACGGTGCCTTCCGCTGCCGCCCACACGCCGTAGCGATAGCGCGAGAGACGCACACCCGTGAGGTTGTTGAGCACCTCGATATAGCGCAGACCGGCCTCTGTCCAATCGCGAGTCTTCGCGTCCCAGAGAAACGGGTTGTCTTCGTGGCGCGAGAGGAGACGCCTGGTCAGGCCTTCTTGCATTCTTTGATTGAGGTGATGCGTCGGCGCGTCCGGGTTGAAGTCCATCAGCAGCTTTTGGTAACGCACAGGGAGCTTGCTGTTTGCCCGACGTGCCAGGCGCATATGGCAGTGCTCGACATCATCAATGGAAAGCTCGGTCGCCTCGTTCACGAAGATGCCGTCGAAGTCCATCGATTTGACTTTGCCCGGCTTGTCGAAGCCGTTCACAATCATCGCAGAGCCGTTCGGGTACTCAAATGCGGGCGGACGGACCTTGTTGCCGCCAAAGTAGCGTACCCCTTCGCGGGCGTCAAGCACGCTCTCGCGGTACGTCGCCATCGCGGAGCCGGCAAGGTCGGTATTGTGCTTGCGGCCCACCAGCCACTTGGCCCCTGGATAGCGTGAGAGGAGGATGTGGATCACATAGAGAATCCCGAATGTTTTGCCAGTACCCGCCGGGCCATCGATGCCTATCTCCAGATCAGGGTAGTCGAAAAGCTGCGTCACTGCGCCACGCAGCTCGGGGGCCGGGATAATCACGCGTTCTCGGGTATCGGCAGCAAGTGCAGTGGTCATGGCAGCGGCTCCAGAGGCAGCAGACCCATCGGCACCTCACGGATGATCACCATGTTTGCGGTCGCTGTACGATCATCGGCGTCAATGCCCATCAGCTCACGCCTGCTCCTTTGGATGGCGAGCAGCCGATCAATCACAAAGAGATTCGGTTTGGGCAGCGCCTTTTTCTTCTTCTTCTCGTCGTCCTCATCCTCGTCGCTCTCGTCGTCCTCTGGAAACTCCAGGATATAGGGGAAAAGCGTGGCTTGCAGATCGTTGAGGAGCGCCTGCTCTTCTTTACGCAGCTCCTCAACGTTGCTCACAATGCAGCGATCCAGCTCGCGCTGCACGGCATGATGACACGCGCCGCGTGAGCCGTATCCGCATTGCATCGCTATTTCCTCATAGGTCAGCTTTTGCTGGATACGGAGTTTCACGGCTTGTAGCGCACGAAATGCGGCGTTCACATCTCGCGACGTTGTACCCCTTGTGTTGTTTGCCATGCGTTGTCTCTCGGTTGGTCGATTGCGAAGGGCCTACGCTGGGAAATGTGCCCAGCTGTGGGCCACGCCAGTCGCACTGTGTGGCACACTCTCCTGCTGTGAATCCTGCGCGCTCCCTGCCCCGTGGAAGACGTGCAGGTGGGCATCGTTGCCTGAGAGTGCCTCGATGCGTGCGGCATGCTTTGTGCCCTGCTCGTCGGTATAGTGGACGATATCTTTGACTGCGGTTTTGCGGCCATTGACGGTGTGATGCTTTGAAGTGGTATCCATAGGAGTGCTCTTCTTTCTGTGTATAGACATAGTGCACATAGACGTGCGTTGTTTGTGAATCGTTCTCGCTTGCGAGTTGCTCAAATTATAGCACAAAGCACTACTAATTTCGTAGCGCTTTGTGCATTTTACACAGAAATTCGTAGAAAAGCTACATTGCGGAGTGCTCCCGCAGGTATGCAATTGCTTTCATGAGTATCTCTGGGTCATCTTTGGCGAAACCTAAGAGCAAGTTGCAAGAATTGCAAAGCAACGCCCTTACCTTTCCAGTGCGATGACAATGATCAATACTAAGCGTACCACCTTCCAAGTCTTTTCCACATATTGCACATAAATCAGACTGACGCTCTCTCATCGCCTGATATTGTTCTATTGACAAATGGCGTTTCCGCAGCCGCACTTGAAGCGAGGCACATTTCTTACAGATGCGTTTTGTGTAGATTTTCACGCCACGAAACTGCGCCCAAACAAGGTGGGAGAGGTCAGTTTCGCCGCATACTTTGCACACCATTGGTGCATTTCGAGGTATACTGTCACTCATGGTAAGGGTCAACTCCTTATCATCACGCCTCCGCGTTGTTGATAGCAGCGCGGAGGCAACACATTATTTAGCTATACCTATTATACCATAAACCCGCTTGGGAAGCCAGTTTACACATAAAATACCCATGTCTTTAACGGTTAGAAAAACGGGGTTTTGTTGTGTAATTCGCACAAAGCAAGGGAACGAAGAGGGCACAAAGAACACCCGTGCGAGGTGTTGGTCTCGCACGGGTGTCTTCTGAACGATTGGCGACATGCATCAACACGTCGTTGCGGCCTCGTTCGGGCCTGTCAATGTAATGGGTATTCATCGGCCTGTGTGGAGTCGAACCACAACCACTGTGCTTTATTGTTCTCGCGCGCACCACAGCCTTCTGCCGTTGAAGTACAGACCGTTATAGGATGCGGAGCCTCTCATCAGGTGCCCGGAAGGACTCGAACCATCCACCTGTGCCGTCGCAGAGTCAACATTGCGATAGACTGCTCTAACCCCTGAGCTACGGGCGTCGTTTAGTATAGCACTGCGCCTGTTTGCCGGTCAAGGATTGTGCCGATTCCAGGCGTCCATATCCATGTTGGAGAGTGTCTCATCGAGACGTTCCAGGCGCTCTAAGATCTTGAGCAAGAGCCAGGTTTGTGCATGCTCATGCATGCCAGGCAACGTTTCTTCTCTAACATAGGGTGTGAAGGTGTCTCCTAGAAAAGACTGTATTTTTGCTCGGATCTCTGCATCATTCATGGCACTGGCCCCTTTCCGGTGGATAACCTGTGGAAAACTACGGCTGCTCTGTGGGCGTATTGGCCGTCATCGCCTCACTCATCGCCTTACCATTTTCCACAAGGATGTCAAGAAGCGTCACTGTTTCCTCTTTGGTCAACTTGGAAGCAGACAGAGACGTGGTCAGTTGATCCAGGAGTGTTGCGTCTTGTGTCGCACAGGTAAGCAACTGCAATGGGTGCTCTGCATCCGCGTCAAAGAACAGGTCAAGACGCTTGCTCAAGGGATACTTAAACATCATTGCGTTTCTCTGCTTTCTGAAACAACTCCGGATGCTCGTAGACGTTGCCAATGACCTCGTAATCTGTGTGCGAGGCTTGCGTATACCAGAGGGTCACGGCATCAAAGTTTTTCGGGTCTTTCATCGCAAGGTCAAACCCTGCGTTCTTTTCGTTCCACCGCACCAGCATGGCGATCCCAATGTCTGGCCGGTGAATGAGGTCACCCTCGTAGATCTCGACACCATGCTTATCCTTGCGGCCTGTGTACTCTCGCAGTTCCAACTCTGTAAGGTCGTTGGCAATCCGTTCCGTGACGCCGTAGTCGTCTTCACCGTAGACGAGGAGGTCACGTGGTCCGCGATCGACTTGCAGCCACCCTTTGACCTGATACATTTTCTTCGCGGTCTTGTGCCACGCCTTATACTTGATGTCTCGGCTCATAACCCTGCTTTCTCTACTCTCTCCTTAGCCCGCTCGCGTCCTTGCAAGGATGACGCCAGCCACGCCCGCGCCAGGACATACCCGGCATCGTTGTTGGCGAATTGCGCGGTGAGGCATAGGCTAGTGATGCAGATGAGCCGTCCATCCGCCCGTACGCGGTACTCTTGGGGCGCGGCGAGTTTGTAGAGCTCTTCACGTTGTTTTAGGGTGATCATCGCCGTCTCCGTGCGCGTTCGCGGCCCTGCCTCGTTTTCCATAAAAAGTCCAGGCACGTGCAGATGTTCAAAAGTACATGCCTGGACTTCATTGTAATACGACGCGCGATCGCGGTCAAGCAGTGGGAGACACGACAGCTCCTCGGGCGGCAAGCGCTTTCATGAGAGCAAGCGTGTTGAGCGCATCCCCAGTGGCGCGATGAGACGCACTGAGCGGGACATGCATCGTTGCACACGCCACGGAGAGCTTCTGATACGTATACGACTGATGCCACTCATGCCAGTCACCGTGATAGACGGCGTACGCCTCCATCATGCAACGCCACTCTTGTGCTGCCAGCCACTCAGGGACCTCAAGCTTGAAGTGCTTCGCCGTCTTGAGGAGCATACCTCGGTCAAAGACCACGTTGTACGCAAAGATCAAGGGATACTGCACGAGCACCGTGAGCAGCTCTGCCCACATCTCGGCAAAGGTCGGCGCATTCGCCAGATCCGCATCACGCAGGCCATGCACTGCCGACGCTTTGGCCGGCACCAGGCAATCCGGCTTGAACAGGGAGCTAAAGGCCGCGTGGCCGTCCATCGTGATCACGGCAATCTCAATGATCTGGCCACGGGGATCATTCAGAAACCCCGTGGTTTCGGTGTCTACAATGAGGAACTTGGTTCCTGCCGCAAACAGGGCGGCCATGTCTTGTTCCAGGTGGGCGCGTTGGGTGTTCATGGGTGTTCTTTCTCTCTTTCTCTCTTTGTCTTTTCTTCATTTTACTCTAAAGAGGAGCCAGGCTATCACGGCCCAACTCCTCTACTCCTATGAATTCAGGGAAGGCAGCAAATAAACTACATCATAATCACCGTTATCCCAGGCACTTGCCCAATCGAGGTTATCCCACTGGAATTGTCCAGCAGTCGTATCGCTCAATAAGCATGTGCCAATCAGATCGATGCTTTGTTTCCCATATTGATCTTGAAGTGGGCCGAGGATCTTCACGGTAATCCCTGTTACGCCAGAGACCTTTTTTTGCCAGATTGCCTTTTGAATGTTGAAGCAATCCGTCTTAATCTCAGTTTTTGCCCCGTTATTGTCCAGGGCCTCGCCGATGGTCTCCGTGATCGTCACCGCGCCATTGCTATCCTTGCTCGTGAGATCCTTGCCAAATTCCGTGCTGTTCTTGGCAAGCTGCATAGTCTGACTCTGAATGCGTTGCACAGGGGTTTGAGTTGGTTGTAGCTTTGGGGTGGGCGTCGGCTTCGGGATCGCGGTTGCCACTTCATGTGTGGGGGCCACCGTAGGGGCTGCGCCGCCCGTGGTGCTCGTGTCGTTAGAATGGTTGCCCGTAAATGGCCCAATCACGACGCTTAGGCCAATGATGATAATAATCACGGTCCAGATCGGGTGACGACGCGCCCACCTCGCGATCCGCGTACGCTTGGATGGTGGCGGCGTAAAGGGCGGTGGCTGCATTTGCCCAGGTTGCGGATAGCCAGGCTGTGGCGGTGGGTAGAACGTGGGTGGTTGCGGAGGCACATTGCCGAATGGTTGCTGTGGAGAATACGGGTATTGCGGCGGGTTGCCGCTCGGTTGCTGACCGTACGGTGGTTGCGGCGGAAACTGTGACATAGCATTGACCTTTCTTGTCTAAGAATAAATACATTTCCATCAATATCAAGCAGTGTAGCAACCGAAAGGCATGATGTGAGTGAAGAAATGGTTGAGAATGCGAGGCGAGAACTGCACGATAAACACTGTATTCCTTCACTTCCGCGTCGTGGTGTCGTTGGTTGTGTGGCTATACGATTCCGCCATAAAAAGCCACGCCGTGCTCAATCAGCAGAGCACGGCGTGGCGTCGGCACGTTGCGATGAGCCTATAATACCACCGCAACTAGGAAGGCTTTTTGCTCTCAATGGCCTCAATGATCAGCGGCATCGCGTTCTCTTCACCGACCTGGGCAACCAGCGCAACCCGGGCGCGTTCCATGCCTTCCATCTTGGCGACGATAAAATCATGCCGGGCGTTGCCGGACATCGGGCCGCGTAAGGCTTGCACCCCGGCTTCGTACTCGGCGGCGATCTGGGCCGTCAGTCGCGCCACTTCGCTCTTATTTGCGGTCATCTAGCACCTCCCCCTGGGTCGCG